CTCCAGCTCGACGGCAGCGTCCTGCAAGACACCAAACAGGCGCACATGGGCCAGCGCGGAGTGATGTACCTGATCACCCTGCCCACCGGCGAGACGATCGAGTTCCGCGGCGGAGAGCACACCACCGACACCCCGCTGTCGTATCAGGGCCTCATCCGCTTCACCGTCGCCGCCGAAGGCGACGTCCTGGCCTCGCTCGACCGCATCGCCGAGCAGCTCGGCCGCATGGGCTGCCCCGTGCGGCCGGCGACCCGCGACGACCTCGAACTGTTCTACTGGCGCCACCTCGTCGGCATCATGGAAAGCCGCTGCGACACCAAACGCGAAGGACGCTCATCGCCGCACGGCGGCACCAACGAGTTCATCGACAAGTTCTGGGAGAAGGTCGACGCCAAGGCCGCCGACGAGATCGCTCGGCTGCGCGCCGCCTTCGCCCAGCTCCACGGCGAGGAGACCGTCGAGGAGTTCCTCACCGCCGACGGGCACCTGCCGCGCTTCGGCCACCTCGACCTGCGCCGGCCCCACCAGCCCTGCGGCATGCCCTATTGGGAACGCCTCGACGTCCCGCACGAGCTATGGGCCTCCAAAGACGTCCTGTCGATCAAGTACCGCAGCGGCGGCGAACCCATCGTGCGAAGCGGCTGCGCGATGTCCACAGAGGAGCGTGTACGCATTCTCGGGGTGATGAAGAGCGGCCAGTCCAGCTTCGAGGACATGACCCGGGGCTCGGCCGCCTTCATCTTCACCCGCGCCAACCGCAGCCAACACGACAAGTGGATCCTTTACGTCTCGCCCCGCGTCCTCGCCCGCACGTCGACCTTCAGCTTCGGCGGCGATCTCTTCGGCGCGATCGAGAGTCGGGAGACCGCCGCGTACTACCTGCCCGACGCCCTGGCCTACCACACCGGCTCCGGCAACGAGACAATGGTGAAGAACACCATCAGCGTCCTCGACGACATCGAAGTGATCATCTTTGACTTCGCACAACATCGAGAGGCAGCCATCGCCTTCCTCGCCGAACGTGGCATCACCGAACTGCGGGGCATCCCCGTCGCCGAGCGACTCGTCATGCGCGCCGACGTGCACACCGCCCTGGGCCGCGCCAAGGACCACCTCTACGCCATGAGCAAAGACCTGCCGTGAGCACCGTCATCGTCCACCTCGCTCCCGGCCGCGGACCCGTCGGGGTCTGGCGCACCGCCGGGAGCGAGGTCGAGTGCTACTACCCGGCCGGCTACACCGCCGAGCACGACACCGCCGCCGCGCTCATGCACGCACGCGGCAACGACGTGCCCTGGCCCGCCTGGTTCACCCGCCTCGCCGAACGCGCCAGCTACAGCGCCACCTTCACCATCGTCGAGGCCGACCCCGCGCTGAGCCTGCCGTCGATCCTGTCGAGCATGCGCATGAACTGGAACGCCGCCCGCCACTGACCTTTCACCTCCCGACCGGCCGATATAGGTCCATGTCACCGGGAGGTAAAAGGCATGTCCGACGACGAACTCGTCATTGTCCCCAGCAACGGCGACGGCTACGTACCACTCGCGCGGACGCGGACCGGCCGCCTATTCAGGAAGCACCTGCTCAACCTGGGAAATTTGCGCCACCCAGCGACCGGGCAGGACATCAAGGTCGACGAAGACTTCGTCGCCACGATGCAGAAGAACTTCAAGGACGGTGTCTGCGACATCGTCCAGGTCCCGCTCGCGAACGGCAAGAACGAGCACACCGAAGATCCGGAGAGGAACATCGGTGAAGTCGTCGACATCGAGCTGAACGACAAGAAGGTCTACGCGATCATCGACGTTCGCGACGACAAGCACGCCAACAAGCTCGGAAAGACGTACCTCGGCGCATCAGCGATGATGCATCTCGACTACACCGACACCCGCACCGGGAAAAAGGTCGGCCCCACCCTGTTGCACTCCTGCGTAACCAATCGCCCTTATGTCACGGGATTGGAGAACTACGAGGAGATCCTCGCCGCAACGTCCGATAGCTCTAACGGAGCAGCAGTTTTGCTCACAACGGACGTAATCGAAGCCGGCCCGGACACTCCTGAGGAGACAGAAATGGGTGAAGAGTCGAAGACTCAGGAGACGAAGCCGTCTCTGGAAGACCTTCTGAACACCCTGAAGAACGAGCACAACATCGACGTGCCCGCCCTTCAGGCAAAGGCCACCGAAGGCGACCAGGCCGCCAGCCTCACCAGCACCCTGGTCGATGCGCTGACCAAGGCCGGCGTCGTGAAGCTCAGCAACGACACCGCCAACGACGTCTCGAACGAGACCGTCGTCGGCGCGGTCGCCGAGCTGGCCCAGAACAACGTGGCCCTCACCGACCGGGTCAACACCCTGGAGCACCAGGCCGCCGAGACGGCCGTCGACAAGCTCATCGCCGACGGCTTTATCAAGCCGGCCAAGAAGAAGTTCTACGTCGACCTGAAGCTGTCGAACCCGAGCGTCTTCGACGAGGTCGTCCCGGACGAGCCGCTCGTGAAGCTCAACAACGAGTCCGGCGTCACCCCGCCCAAGGACGAGGCGCACAACAAGGACATCGACTCCGAGGTCATTCGCCTCGCGAACCTGCACGCCGAACTGGCCGGACCCAAGAAGTAGACCCGCGCCCAAGGCTGACCGAATAGACACACCGAAAGGCTGAGGAACATGGCAAACGCCTACCCGGTCATTCCGGTCCCCGGGTACACCAAGGGAGCGGAATACACCGATCCGGAGATCCTTTACAGTTCCGTCGGGTATCGCCAGTACGGCGTGACCATCGCGGGCGGCCAGGGGATTCTGCCGGCCGGAACTGTCCTCGGACAGAAGACGGCGGACAAGAAGTACTACGTCTACGACAACGCCGGTGCCGGTGGTGTCGGAACGGCTCGGGGCGTTCTGCGCCGCGCGGTCGACACCGGCGGAGCTGGGGCTGCCGATCAGCTCGGGAACATCCTCGTCTCCGGCATGCTGAAGCTGAACATGGTCTCCGGAGCTGACGCTGCCGCGCTGACCGATCTCGGCGCCGTGACTGACACCGTCAGGGGCACGTTCAAGTTCTGATCTGCCGTCCTCAGCCTCCGCATCGCGCTCCATCTCGAAAGAGGTGGGGCGCTTTGCTTTACGAAGGTTGCGCACAAACGAGGGTTCTGCGCGGCGAAGTCCGATGAGTGAATCGAAGGCCAGCCAGGTGATCCCGCAAGGGAGGCGCAGGCCGGGCTCCATCTCTGTGGGGTCGCTGAATTCGTGTCACAGGCAATTACGCTGAGGAGCGCAGGCCATGCCGGATATCAGCCTCCTGGAACCCATGGTGCTCCGGGGCGTTGTCGAAAAGTTTACGGCTCCCGAGTCGTTGGTCATGCTGGGTCGCATTCCGCAGACCCCGTGGCCTTACCCGTCGGTTACGTGGGACGTAATCGTTGGGTCACGCATGGTAGCGAAGCCGAATGTGCCGAATAGCGAGGCACATATCGTCCCTCGTCTTGGTCGTACTCAGGAAAGCGCCGCGTTCGTCTACCTTCGGGAAAAGAAGGTTTTCGAGCCCACCACGCTCTACTGGATCCGCCAGGAGGGCGAGCTGGCCGCGCGCAATGCTGAGCGTGCCGTGCTCCGTGAGATCGCGGACCTGAACCAGCGATTCGACAATTTCGCGGAGTTCTGCCTCTGGGGCGCGATGAAGGGCCAGCTCAACTTCGACTACGCCGATGTCGTGGCGCCCGTCGACTACAAGATGCCGGCCAGTCACAAGCCGAATCCCGGCACCGGCTGGGACACCGCGACGCCGCAGCAGATTGTGGCTGACATCAGGGCTTGGAAGCGTCTGATCGCGCGTGACGGTCGCGTTCCGGCGCGCGAGGCTTTCGTTACCGAGGTCACGATGGCGTACATCTTCGACGCTTTCGCGACCAACGGAACGGTGCCGGCTTCGCTTATGTCGGACCGTATGAAAGATCAGTATTACGCGCAGGGGACTCTTCCCGGATTCATGGGCCTGAACTGGTCGACAATCGAGACTGTTTACGACGACGACCTGGGCGCCAGCACCCTTTTCGTGCCGGACAACGCACTATTCATGGGCAATTACACCGACCAGCGTCCGATCGAATTGATGATCGGCCCCACCGCCGATGACGAGGCCCCGACCAATTTCACCGGAAAGTTCTCGAAGACCTGGAAGGACAAGGACCCGAGTGCCCGCCAGTTCCTTCTGGAGTGGAACCTCCTGCCGGTCGTGACCCGCCCGGAGCAGATGATTTACGTGGACGACGTTACGTCCACCACGTGACGCGCTGAGCGTCCAACCAAGACCGCCCTCGGATCCTGTCGGGTCCGAGGGCGGTTTCTTATTTCAGGCATCGTCGGCTACGTCATCTGGCGCGGTATCCGGTGCCGGTCCTGGGTAACGGCGGGGGCGCCGGAGCGCGCTGAGGGTGATCTCCAGTTGGGTGACCTGCTCCTGGAGGGATCGAACGTGCGATCGGAGGGTGGTTGCCACGGCTTGCTCAGCGACGAGCTGTGCGGTGACCCGGTCTAGTTGGGCGTGTAGGCGGTCGACCTGTGCTTGGAGGCGCTGCATTTCACTATTGGCGTTCGTGAGGACTTTTTCGTAGAAGGCTTGGCTTCGCTCGAATGCTTCTCCGTCGACCTTCTGTTGGGAGATTCGGTTCACTTCGGCCGACGCTTCGGCGGTGACCTGATTTGCCCGTGACGATGAGCGGTAGGCAAAGACGGCCGCGACGATGCTGGGGATTCCTGCCACTGCTGCGGCGATGATGGTGGGGTCAGTCGCCATGGGACGCTTCCCCCCGGTTCTCGTGTGGGGGTACTCGTCGGTGTCGGGGGAGTACTGGCGGTTCTGGCCATGAGGCGATAACTCCGAGCCAGCCGGCCATGCACAGCCAGATGGTTCCGCTGATGTACGCGCGGTCGACGTGTCCGATCGCGGCTGCGCTCATCATAAGGATGCCCCACATCGTTTTCACGCAGATCGCTGCCGCGAATCCGATCCGGTCATTCAGTCGGAACGCGTAGAACAGGCACAGGACGCCTGCTACGCCCCACAGGATCGCCCACAGCCATAGGGGCGCTACGGCTGCCAGGTAGCGCACGGATGCGCTCCGCTGGGATGGCGAGTCCGGAAACAGGAGGCTGTAGCAGTAGACCAGGTCGAGGAGAGCGAAGAAGAGCAGCGCGACACCACGCCGGCCGATTCGATAGACCAGGAACCCGCGAGTCCTGCTTACTTCGGTGTTCATTCCGGACAGCACGTCTGCGAGCACTTGCGCACGTTCCCTCTCTTCGGGCGTCATCGATCGGTGCTCCTCTGGTCGCGACGGAACTCGTTGGCGCGCTTCAGCAGGCGGGAGAAGCCGAGGACGAACGCGATCACGGCAACCGCTTGGATCAGGTGATTGGCGAGCACCCAGGGGCCGTGATGATGGACGTTGAACGCCATTGCGATGTGTGTGAGCGCGCACGTGACGAAGAAGACGACACCTGATACAAGCACGGGGCGGGTCAAGGGTAGGTAAGGCAACCACGTGATCGGCACGAGTAGATAGCCGAGCACGACTACGAGGTTGGATGCCAGGTTTAGAGCCGCCGTCATACCCGTATTCATCGGTTCTGCGGGGCATGGGGAAGTTTTCTGCCCCGGGTGCCGCGCGGTGACGATCTGGGTTCTTCGACCGCGTAAAAGCGCCTACAGGTACCGGTAGATATCACCGCCGATAGAAATAGTGAAAGGCGGTGGCTTGAATGCCTCGACGGCGACGTGATGCACCACCCGGGCCGGAGGTCGTGGACGTGCTCAACCTGGGTACTGAGCCGGATCCCGGCGAGGTTACGGCGGATCCGGACAGCCCCATTCCGGGTGAGACCGTCACCGTCACGGTCCCGATCCCGGCGCCGCGCGTACCGGAAACACAGCTCACCCCGGACCAACGGCGAATCCGCGATCTGGAGGACCGGCTCGCGAAGGAGATGGGTCGCAAGGATCCGGAGATCGAGTTCGAGCCGCCGGTGGAAGGCACGGAGAACATCCGCATCCACTTCGTCAGCAACGGCTTCACCGCCCTCGGTCAGGTCTGGTACGTGGGGCAGGAGCTGGAGTTCACGCCAGGCTCCCAGGCGTACCAGGACACCTGCGACCGCTACGGCCGCTCGTGGCTGGAGCTGCGCGACGACCCCGCCGGCCAGGAAGCCAAGTACGGCGCGGTGAAGTTCCGCTCCGGCGCGTGGCCGGGCCTGTCGCTGGAAGAGGGCGTGCGCACCGCGAAGTACCAGAAGCTCGCCCCGATGAAGCCGGGGCAGAAGTTCGAGCCCAGCGACGACGAGGTCCGCCAGGCCGCCGCCGCCGAAGCCCGACGCCGCCGCGCCGCACCGCGCATTCCGGCCGCTTAAGGGAGATCCGCTATGTTGCCTGCGCCGACGCTCGCCGAACTCGCCCTGTTCACTGGCAGGGACGAGTCGACGTTTCCTGCCTACGCCACGCAGGCGCTGGCGCAGGCGACATTGCTGTTCTCCATCGTGACGAAGCTCGACGAGTACCCCGAGGATCCGGACGGCCGGCAGCTCGCCATCAACGCCATCCTGGAGATGGCCGACCGGATGCAGTTGGAACAGCCCTACGCCGCCAGCAAGGCCAGCCCGTTCCAATCCGAGACGATCGGCTCCTACAGCTACAGCAAGGGTTCGGCGTTCACCAAGGCCCGCGAAGGAGCGGCGACCGGGCTGTTCTGGTGGGACCTCGCCCTCGACGAGCTGTCGCTGGCCGACCGGGCGCAGGTCTCGTCGAGTTCCGTCGCGGCGTTCGAGCGGGAGATCACGACAGCGTCGGGAGACCGCACGATCGTCGGCCCGGCCGACTGTGTGGAGTCTGGGATCGGGTTCTACAACGCCAACACCCGCTCCGACCCGCGGAGCTGATCGCGATGCGCCACCTGTTCAACTCGGTCGTGGAGATCCTTCGCCTCGAAGGCACTCTCGTTGATGGCACGCTGACCCAGCAGTGGAAACCGGTCGGGCAGATGCTGTGCCGCATCGACCTGAACTTCGTGCGGGTCGGCAAGGACCAGCCGATGCCTGTTGCTGCCGGCCGCGCCCCCGACCGCTCCGGGCTGCTGTTCTTCTCCGTCGGTGAGGACGCCCGAGCCGGCGACCGGCTGCGTTGCATCTCCGGCCCCGTCAGCGGCACGTTCGAGCTGCGGGTCGTACCCGACCCGGCGATCGGCTACTCGGCCTCACACCACCTCGAAGCGCAGATCATCGAGGTCAGCCAGCAGCTCGCCGGCCGCTTCCCCGGCTCCGTGCCGGAACAGGTGGTGACTCCGTGAGCCACGTCAAGCTGGAGTTCCACCTCGACCGCAGCGAAGCCGACCGCGACCTGTACCGGGTCCGGCAGGGTCCCAGCGGGTTCACCCACCGCCGGCTCGACGGTGTGCTGCTGAGCCAGTTCCAGGCCACCCAGATGGTCATTCACGTCGTGACCGGCTCGCTGAAGGCATCCGGCTCCCCGGACAGCCGCGGCGGAGCCGACGGGGAGTGGGAAGGCGACATCACCTACGGCGGTGAGCTGAACTTCGCCCCGTCGCCTGGCCCGGCCCGCCGCGCCAGCAACTACGCGATCTTCGAGTTCGAGAAGCCGCACGACGAGCACTACGACCACAACTGGATCCGGGCGGCTGCGCTCAAGGATCGCCGCGACGAGTACGCCGACGTTCTGCTCGACTGGCTCGCGGAGGGCGCGTGACCACCATCCCGGTTGCCACCGACGATCTCGTCCAGGGCGCCACCAAATACCTGCTGGCGATCCCGGCCGTCACCGCCCAGCTCGGCGTCACACCGGCCGGCACGCCCTACCTTTTCCAGCACAACCTGTTCGTGACGATGGAAGGCACCAGCAGCACCGCGGCCGTCCTCGGCTACGGCGGCTCGTGGACGGGCTCGAACGCGCACAACACGATGCGCTTCCCCCGCCTGTCCTTGGAGCTGTACTGCGACCCGCTGCGCGACAGCGGGCAGAACGTCACCGAGCCCGGCGAGACGTGGCGCCGGCTCAACAAGACCTTCACCGTGCTCGACCGGTATCTGCACCGGGTCGGTGGGGGAGAGCAGTACTGGGGCTCGATCCGCACGCTGTCGAGCGTTCGCCAAAGCGATCCGACCATCTACGCCGTTCCGGACGGCAACGGACTGCTGCGCGCCCAGGTCTTCTACGCGATAGAGATGGGATGACACGTGAAGGTCTTGGTGAAGGCGGCGCTGAATCCGTACAGCGGATACGGCAACGACGGGATCGGGATCGTCCGCGCGCTGCTGCGCGCCGGCCTGGACGTCTACATCGATCCACCGTTTGCGGTGCCACCTCTGCCGGACGACGTCGCGGAGCTGTTCACCAAGCGTCTTGAGGCGCCCTTCGACTTGGTGTTGCACCACGTCGACCCGGCCCAGCTCGGCCTGTCCCCGCAAGCCCGACAGGCGTCGGCGGTCACCGTCGGCTGGTCCATGTGGGAGTACACGACGTTCGACAAGGGCTACTGGGCTCGCGGGTTGAAGAAGCGGCTGAAGAACTATGACGTGCTGCTGGGCTACGACAGTGTCACGTGCGGGGCGTTCGAGCCGTACGTCAGCAAGGGCACCGTGTTGGAGACGCTCCAGGGCGGGTTCTGGCCGGAGGGCTGGCTTCCCGTGAACCGGGATTGGCACGGGCCTCGATTCGGCTTCTGCATGACGGGCCAGCTCGCGCAGCGCAAGGACCCGTTCACGGCCATCCAAGCCTTTCACGAGCTGAAGCTGGAGCTGCCGGAGGAGTTCGAGCCGGCCGAGCTGCACCTGAAGACGAACGTGCCGGGCCTGCATTCGGCGATGGAGCAGATGATCCCGAAGCTGCGCATCCACTACGCGACCTGGCCGGTGGAGGTGCTGCGCGAGTTCTACGCCAGCCAGCACGTGTTGTTGGCTCCGTCGAGGGGTGAGGGCAAGAACGTGCCGGCGCTGGAGTTCATGTCCACCGGCGGCACCGTCATTGCGACGAACTGGGGCGGGCACACGCAGTGGCTCAACAGCGAGTACGCCTACCCGTTGGACTACACCCTCGCGCCGGAGTCGCCCGCGACGCCCAACTGCATGTCGGCGCGGGCGAGCAAGGATCACCTGAAAGCGTTGATGCTGCACACGTTGCGGAACCGGGACGAGGTCGCGCGCAAGGGAGACCTTGCGGCGAAGGTGATTCCGACGATGTGTCACTGGGACTCGGTGATCGAGCGGCTGTTCATCAAGCTCAACGCCGTCGTTCCCGGCCGCGGTGGGCAGCTCCTGCACGCCTACCGGCGCAGCCGGGAGGACGCTCAGCAGGCCGGCATCTATGCCTAGCACGGTCGAGGTGCGATGTCCGGTCGGGCCTCGCCAGCTATTCACGAAGTTGAAGCTCGGGGAAGAGTTCGCGCAGTACGTGCAGCCCGGGAATCTCATCGAATTCACCTGCTCCGACTGTGCGCGGAAGCTGAGCCGCGAGCGGCAGCGCCGGCTTCGGGTCTTCCACCGATTCAACTTCCTGGGTGAGCTGGTGGAGACCACCGTCGAAGAGTTGTGGGAGTGCCGCTCCAGCTTCACGGGGTAGGGAATCGCTTAATCCGATTAGTCACACGACGTACGAACCCGTTCCTGAACAGGAGCCGTCGAAGTGACTTCCAAGGTTGTTGAGGGTTTTAGCCTCACGCACGCCGCGATCCTCGACGGCACCACCGGTGCGGAGGAGGTCGACGGCGACATCTATGGCGTGCGTTCCGGCACGCTCGCGGTCGATACCGGCAACTATGACAACACCGGCGACGACTTCGTGTTGTCGAGCTGGGTGTGGTTCAACTTCGCCACGATTACCGTGCAGGCGGGATACGTTCCGTTCGACACGATCGCGCTCCTTTCCGGGTCGTCGGTCGTCAGCTCGGGAACGGGCACCAGCGACTACTACAGCTTGCCGCTGTGGGAGGAAACGTCGCTGAACACGCCGCCGAAGCCGGTGCTTCTTCGGGTGCCTGCCCGTGACAAGGACGGTGTTGTCCGGAACCTGGACTTCGTCCTTTACCGGGTTCAGTTCGGCCCCATGTCGTTCGACGGCCCCAGCTACAAGTCGGGTCTTCTCCTGAACTACACCGGCCGCGCGGTCATGTCCGACAAGGACGAGACGGGCGCGCTTCTCACGCGCAAGGCGATCGGTCGACTGATCAGCCGCCCGGCTGTCTGACCTGCTGCTTCACCTACTCCTGAATAGCGTCCAGAAGCCCCGGAGGCGATAGTGGCGAACGAACTCGACGCGCTGGACCCGGTTCCGGAAGTCGTAACTCTGACGACCGGAACCCAGGTCCAGATCGAGGATCTCAAGTCGCGGCAGTTTTTCAAGCTGCTGCGCATCGTGACCCGAGGCGCGCTGCCGGCATTGCGCGACTTCTCTGTCTTTCAGACTGATGTTGACTTCGATGTCAAGGAGTTCGCCGGCCGGTTCCTTTCGCTGATGCTGCTCAGCATCCCGGAAGCCGAAGACGAAGCCATCGAGTTCGTCAACGCGATGGTGAAGCCCGTCGGGCTGATTGAACGGCCGCGCGGCTCGAAGCTTTCCAAGCAGGATCTTGAGCGCAACACCGAGCTGTGGCAGCGCGTCATCGTCGACCTCGACAATCCTGAACTCGATGACCTCGTCACGATCATCGAGGCCGTCGTGAAGCGCGAAGCGGCTGACATTCAGGCACTGGGAAAACGCCTGGCGGCCATGTTCAGGATGGCCGAGAAGACGGGGCAGGTCCCCGGGTCCCCGAACCGGACATCTCCGGACTGGAATACGTCGGCGGGTTCACGCGAGCGTTCGACCTCGTCTGTCACCAGTACGGATGGACCCGACAGCAATGTCTCGACCTCAGCCTCCGAGAGCTACGTCAACACGTAGCCGCGATTCGCGAGCGTCAGTTCTACGCCAAGTGGGAGCACGAGCAGTGGCTGATTTGGCAGACCCGAACGATCTGCACGTTCGTGGCCGCCACGGTGCCGGTGGAAAACGCCGGGGACACCAATCAGCTTTTGCGGGAGGCGATGCGGATCGGGCAGGAATCCGATGAGGAAGACGCCGACCCGGCCCATCCGGAACCTGCCGTCGGCTCGTTCGAGCGCTTTATGAGCACGTTCGCCAACCCCAACAGGTGGGCTGGCCGCTAGACGAGGGAGGAGGTCGTCGATGGCGGACAAGATCCAGCGGGTTGTATACCGCATCGTCGTCGACACCTCCCAGCTCGCTGCCGGCGTCGCCGCCGCACGGACCGAACTTGCCGCCCTCAACAAGGACGACAAGAAGTTCGGCGACGATGCCATCAAACGCGCGGAGGCGCTGGAGAAGGCCAAGGGCAAGGTCGCCAAGGCCCAGCGTGATCTGAACGACGCGATCAAGGCTCAGCCCGGTGGCGGGGGCGGGCAGCAGGGTGTCGGCCCCACACCGTCGTCGAGCGCGCCGGCCCACAACTACCACCCGCAGCTTGCGACGATCATCGCCGAGCTGAAGAAGATCGCCGCCGGAAGCAACAACGGCGGACCGAACCCCAATCCGAACCCGAACGCGCCGCAGGGCCAGCAGCAGCAGGGATCGGCGAAGCAGCCGACGGCGCTTCAGCAGCAGAAGCTCGACCACAATGCCGCGGTCCAGCAGGAGAAGCTGGCGCAGCTCCAGGACGACAACGCCACCCAGCAGCTCGTCAACGAGGAGAAGCTGGAGCAGGCCGCCCAGCGCACCGCCGAGGCCACCAACCGGGCCGTCACGGCGCAGCAGCGGCTTGAAACCGAGACTCACCGCACGACCGCCGCCCAGGAGCGGCAGGCATCGCAGGCGATCATCAACGCCGAGCGGGAGGCGCAGGCCCGCAGCAACGCCCTGCAAGCGGCGAGCCGGCAGGCGACCGCGGACCTGGAGAACGAGGCCCGCCTCGACCGGATCGCCGACCAGGACGCGATCTCGGCCAACCGGGTCGCGCAGTCCTCGGAGAACGCCGCAGCGGCGCACGAGCGGTACAACGGTGTTCTCCAGCGCAACGCCGACGCCGCCAGCGTCGCCGCCGCCCGGATCACCGAACTCGATGCGCGCACGAACCGGGCCAGTGAGCAGGCGCGGCTCAACGCCGACCGGGCCACCGAAGTACGTGAGCGCGCCTCGCGGAACGAGCAGCTCCACGAGTACCAGCTCGAACAGGCCCGCCAGCGTGCGCTCGCCGCGACGGCGCGGGCGACCGCGGCGGAGAACGCGCTCACCGCTGCCCGCGCCCGGCCGCGAACGATCAACGACCGCATCCAACGCGCCCGGGACCGTTTCGCCGAGGTGAGCGAGCGCAACGCCGCCTTCCAGCGTGGAGTGAGCGAGCGCGCCACCGCCCGGAGGGAAGAGGTCGGCGTCGACTACGACGACCGGCTGCGTGACTTGATCGCGCGCACCCGCCACACCGTGCCCGGGTTCACCCCCGTACGGACTCCACGCGAGGACGGGCAGACCCTTGAGGAGTACACGGCGGCACGTCGCCGTGACCTTGAGGCCGAGCGGGACCAGATCGTCTCCGCGCACGCACAGCGGCGTGCCCGCATCGGCCTCAACGCCGAGACCCGCAACGCCGTACGGCTTCTACGGGAGCACCGGGAGGAAAGCTTCCGCAGCTCGCGTCGCACGGATGACGAAGGTCGGCCGCGTGTCGGAGGCGCGCGCGGCCTCATCACCAGCATCGGGCGCGGTCTGCGTCAGGCGCAGCAAGAAGGCGCCGAACTCGTTGATCACATCGGGGACTCGGCCACTCGCCGGCTGAGCCGATGGCAGCTCATGTTGCGCCTCATCGGGGCCGCGCTGATCCTGCTCATCCCGCTCGTGGCGTCACTGACCGCCGTGCTCGGCACGATGGTCGCGACCCTCGTAGCCGCCGGTGCCGCGGTTGCTGTCTTCGCGATCGCCGGTGTCGCTCAATTCAAGGCGCTGACAGAGGCGATCAAGGAGGCCGACCGCACCGGCGCCGCGCTGCCGCAGCGGTTCCAGGCTGTCGGGAATGCCTTCTTCGCGCTGCGTGATGCCTTCAAGGAATTCGGATCCGCTACTCAGGGGCCGGTTCTCGCTGTCTTCGCGCAGGCGCTGCAAGTCGCCGCCGGCATCCTGCCGAAGATCGTCGACACGGTCAGCGCCGCTGCCGAGGGGCTTCGGCGTGGGCTGGGCATCATCGATGCGAGCATTCAGGGTGGGCGCTTCAACGACTTCCTGAATTTCGTGGACCGGCAAGCTCCTGGCGCGATCGCCGGCCTCATTCAGGGGCTCAAGGATCTCGCCGCCGGGGTCGCCGAAATGGCGATGTCGTTCGAGCCGTTCATTCAGTGGTTCATCGACGGCTTCACGAACATGGGCGCCAGCTTCCGGGACTGGGCGCGCAATCTTGCCACCTCGGAGGAGTTCAACCGTTTCATGGCCTACGCCATGGAGGTCGGGCCGCTCGTCGTCGACACCTTGTACGACCTGCTACGGATCATCATCAACCTCGGCGCCGCGTTCGCGCCGGTGGCGGAATGGGGCTACCAGCTCATTCGCGCCTTCGCGGCGCTGCTCGAAGCCATTCCTCTCGCGGCGCTCCAGGCGTTCATCATGGCTTTGACGGCCTTTGGAATTCTCAAGGTCGTCATTCTGCTCGTCGGCGGGTTCAAGGTCGCGTTGCTCGGTGTCCGTTCGATGCTGTTGGTGGTCGAAGCCGCGCTGACCCGCACAGCGGTGGCGATGGGCGCCACGGCACGCGCGGCGGTCATTGCCCGTGGCGCGATGCTCGCACTCGGCGCCGTCACCGCCGTGCTGATCGCGGTAGCGGTGGCGATGTCTGCTGTCTCGGCGGCCGAGGACAAGGCTGCGGCTGCGGCCGAGCGGCATCGCACCACTGTCCGGAACCTGGCGGACGACCTGCGCGAAAACGGCGGTGTCGCTTCCGAGGGCTACCGCAAGCAGGTGCTCGAAGAGCTGAATGCCAACATCAATCCCTACAACGCCATGGACGACTGGGAGTGGTACACGGACAAGCGATCGTCCAAGTACCAGCGCACGACCAGCGTCACCGCGGAGGCCAAGGCCGCTGGGATCGACCTGGGCCGGCTGGTGTCCGGCGCCTCGGGCAATGAGGAGGCGCGCAACGAGACGATCGCCAAGTTCGAGGAGCGCATCGCCGAACTTGACGCCAGGGCGAAGAAGTCGGACGACCCACGGGAAAAGGCGAAGTTGGACGCCCAGGCCGCTCAGGCGGAGCG